TAGCTGCTGCCGATTGGTCCTGTGTAGAGGTTTTCTGTCGATGGGGTAGCGATCATCTTCAGGACTCCAATAGAGCGCAAACACTCTGGAATTCAATTTAATAAGCAGGTAGACGGGCTCTTGAGCCAAAGTTACTTGCGTCCTGACGGGGTTGATAAGTTCTACCAAAGAAAGGAACGGTCCGATGATAGAAGCGTGGTTTGATGGCTGCTGCGAACCGAGGAATCCTGGTGGTCACGCAGCATGGGGAGCGGCTGTTTTCGTTGACGGAGTGAGCGTCTACGAGGGAAACGGCTATTGCGGAGTAGGCCCAAAGATGAGCAACAATGTGGCCGAATACTCTGGATTTTGCGCGGCGTTGCGGGAAGCGTTGAAGTATCCCGGCAAGATCCATATTCGTGGCGACTCGCGTTTGGTGATTTGCCACCTGTCGGCCGATGCGGCGCGGCGACTGGGGTACGCGGGCAAGTGGAAGATGAAAGGCGGCCTCTATAAGCCTTTCTATGACGAGGCTATTCAGCTTCTCAAAGGCAACGAGGACCGCATCAAGTTCGATTGGGTGCCGCGGGATAAGAACGAGATTTGCGATGTCCTGTCAAAGCAGGTACTCAAAGACAAAGGCGTGGTCTTCAGGATTCAACCGGAGGAATCGAAGTGAACGAACTTATCAAAGTATCAAACAAACAATTCAAGGATGAGTCAATCCCAACGGTTGACGCGCGTGAACTTCACAATTTTCTACAGGTCGGAAAAGACTTCTCCACATGGATCAAGTCCCGCATCTACCAGTACGAATTCGTTGAAAACTCAGACTTTTTAGTTTTCACCAGTTCCGGGGAAAACCTCACCGGTGGGCGCCCGTCGAAAGAATACGCAATTTCGATCGATATGGCGAAAGAACTTTCCATGGTGGAGCGCAATGAGCGCGGAAAGCAGGCGAGGCAGTATTTCATCGAGTGTGAGCATATCGCACTGGCAAAGTCCGCTCCAGCGCTTCCATCTACCTACTTGGACGCCCTCAAAGAGCTGGTGGCGACCGTAGAGGCAAAGCAACTGCTCGAAGCGGAGAATGGAGTCCTGCGGCCCAAGGCTTTGATCGTGGACCGCATCAACGACGCCGAGGGACTCCATACCATGAGCGAGGCTGCGAAGATCATCGGGACAGGTCGCAGTCGCTTATTTCGTTTCCTCCGCCAGGAGCACATCTTCGACGTTCACAACATGCCATTGCAGCAGTACATTCCCAATCGGTTTGTAGTCAAAGAGCGGCCATACATGCGGGGCGAAGAACACAGCATCTACGCCCAGGTGTACGTAACCGGGCGCGGGATAACGTGGCTGACTCCAAAAGTCGCCGGTTTGGGTCCTGATGGGCAAGGGGAGTTCTTCGAATGAACAACATAACGGTCATTGATTTGCAGCGATATGTGATTGAGTGCGTCATTTGCGGTCGCACATCTGAACAGCCTCCATCCGCGCCGAGTTTTGGAGTCGCAAGGTATGAGGATGAAGTCGTACCTGACAACTACAAAGGCGAATGGGGCGGTGGTCCGGTATGCCCTACATGCTACTGGATTGAGCGCGGCATTCACTCCTCTGAATCTGATGCTTTCATTCCATTTAGCAGAATTAGGGATTTGAGTACGGCAACGCGGTAAACTTTCCGCTTGACACGCTCACAAGCATTCGGTTACAGTTGCGGTTATGAGGAAATACGACAAAGACGACGTGATGCAGGCCCTTCGTGACCTCATTGCAAAGTCCAACCAAAGCAAAGTGGCAGCAGGACTCGGATACACGCCCCAGTACATCTCTCAAGTCCTGATGGGTAAGAAGGCGCTTACGGCTGAGTTGGCCTTGCGTGTAGGTTTCATCCAACTGCCCGATGCTTACGTGCGGGCGCCGAAAGGAAAGGTGAAGTAGTGGAGACTCTGCGAATCACCAAAGCAGACTTGAACGAGCGTAACGAATACACGCGCTCACGCGACCTTGAATTCGAAGGCCACATCGAAGTTGAGGCATCACTCGGATGGGTAGTTGTGCTCGGCTTCATTCGCGCCGTTGGCTGCTTGGGTATCGAGGCTGGCTCGGGTATCGAGGCTGGCGAGGGTATCGAGGCTGGCTTGGGTATCAAGGCTGGCTCGGGTATCAAGGCTGGCTTGGGTATCGAGGCTGGCTGGGGTATCGAGGCTGGCTTGGGTATCGAGGCTGGCGAGGGTATCGAGGCTGGCTTGGGTATCGAGGCTGGCGAGGGTATCGAGGCTGGCGAGGGTATCGAGGCTGGCTCGGGTATCAAGGCTGGCTGGGGTATCGAGGCTGGCTGGGGTATCGAGGCTGGCTCGGGTATCGAGGCTGGCTGGGGTATCAAGGCTGGCGAGGGTATCGAGGCTGGCTTGGGTATCAAGGCTGGCTTGGGTATCGAGGCTGGCTCGGGTATCGAGGCTGGCGAGGGTATCGAGGCTGGCTTTTCAATCCACTGCAAACTTTCCATAGCAGTCAAACTCCGCATCTTTGCTGGCCTTTGCACGTGGCGTCTCCCGCGTCCCGAAGAGCAGGAGATCGAGTGCGCCGAATTGGCTTCTGGAACGGTTTCTTTCGGCACGCTAAAACTCTTGGAAGCACCAAAGAAAGAAGGCAAATAGTGGACAACAATGCACTGCAAGTTCAGGACACTGACAAACTGGCTGAGTATCAAGAGCAAAGCATCTCTATGGTGCAGCAGCGGGAAAAGGCCAAGATTGAATCCCGCTACATCATGGCGCTGCGTCACCCGCGTGACCTGGAAGTGGTTCGCCAGAAGATGCTGCGTGAATGCAGTCGTCCATCTTTCTGCGCTCCCGACATGAGCAAAAATGGGTCCAGCGTGGCAATCTATCGAGTCCCGCGCGGCGGCAACAAGATCGAGGGCGTGACGATCAGGTTTGCCGAGATGGCCAAGCGCTGCTACGGTCACATCTTCGTAGAGGTAACTCCTCTCGGCGAAGACGAGACGCAGCAGATTTATCAGGTAGAAGCGACTGACTACCAGAACAACGACGGCGGCAGCGAGATCGTTATTGTCCCGAAGCGCATCGAACGGAGTTACGCGAAAGACTCTGACGTGGTGCTGGGGCGTCGCGAGAACAGCCAGGGCAAGACCACATTCACTATCGTTCCAACTGACGATGATCTTCAGGTGAAGCGCAACGCTCTCAACTCCAAAGCCAGGCGCAACGTCATCATGCAGTGCATTGACGGCTGGCTGGTGGAAGAGTGCAAGGCGAAGATTCGTGAGACGGCGGCGGCCAAAGACGCAGAGAACCCCGGCGCGGCCAAGACTCAAATCTTCGATGCCTTCGCTTCTATTGGAGTATCAGCAGTTCAACTGAACGACTACATCGGACACACAAACGCTTTGAGTCCTGCGGAGCTTGATGAACTGCGAAGCCTGTACGGTGGAATCAGCGAGAAGTACACCACTTGGGCAGAGATAGCGGCCAGTAAGGGTGAAGGCAAAGACGACGGATCGGCAGAGCGCATCGAAGTGCTGGTGAAGGAACTCGAATACACCCCCGCACAGGCCAGGACGAAGAAGGCGAAGTATGCCGGCCGTCCCAAGGAACTGATCGAATGGCTTGAGGGTGAAGTCGCCAAGAAGCGCAATGACGGCAGTAAGCGCGAAACTCCCAAGGCTGAGGCGAAAGTGGAACCAAAGCCAGAGCTAGAGCAGAAGACCACTCACCGCGAGTCGGCCGAACCGGAGCCGCAGCAGGACGCAAAGCAGTCGGGTCTTGTTGAGCAAGAGAAGCTGAATAGTACGCCGCCGGCTGGTGACTTCAGCAACTGGTAATCAAGTTTCGGCCATCCCCAATGGGTAATCTGGCCGAAAGGTGCGCGGAAGTGGTGAGCGATAGCGCTTCCGAGATCCTGCCTATCTATGCTGGGCTGAAACCCTGGCGTTCGGATTCGGACCGCGCACTATAACATCAGGACACAAGAAAGCAATATTGGCTTCGAGAAAGGAAAAGGTATGCAAGGTCAAGTGATTTGGTTCAATTCGGCGCGCGGATACGGATTTATATCCCGCGAGGATGGAGAGAAGGATCTTTTCGTTCACCACACCGCTATCCAACAGGACGGCTACAAGAAACTCACAGAAGGCCAGCGAGTGACCTTTGAAACTGAACAGGGTCCGAACGGCTTGCAAACTGCCAACGTCACAGTGGAGGGATAGCGATGAGCGTCCCTGCCCTGCGTCAAAGCATTTACGAATCAATAGGGTGCGAATCAGGCTATAGGATCGTACACATTGAAGGTGTGCGGTTCCCTGACACTGAGCCAGGGGACCGTGGAACTGACGTTCACGCTATCCGCGCGGCATATGCTGAGCACTGTTCCAAGAAGCGCATACCTGCCGACTTCACCTTTCTGGAAAGTCTCACATCATCGGCAACAGATGAAGTCGCATCTATCATCGAAAACAACGGCCAGAGCTGGACGATTGACTGGAAGAACTTCGCAGGCGCAGAGGTTCATTGGGGACTGGACAGGAACTTCCGTCCCACATGGAGTTATGACCACGACGGGAAGCGAGTCGAGATCAATCCTATCTGGGGAATTGAGGGAAGCGGCGAAGAACCTGAGCATTGCGGAATTATTGACGAGATTTACCTCTTCCCCGGCGGTAAGAGTGGAGCTATCAAGGACAGCAAGACACATCCTCGTCCTTTTCCTGCCGACACTTTCCAAGGAAAGGATTACTCTCTCGCGTTCCTGATGCACCTGCCTGAAGTGAATGAGGTTGACTTCAGTTTGAACTTCCTCCGCTATCAGAATTGCACCAAGACTCAGAAGTACT